CTAAATACCTTCAAAAATTTCTAGACGAATCTTCTTAGTATCACTATCCCATACCACGTTTTTAATGATGGTAGATATCATTTTTTGTTGCTCTGATACTGGTAGAGTATCGAAAGTATCAAGGATAGACTTAACCTGAGCATAAAAGGCTTCTTTATTATTTTTAGTATTCATAGATTCTAAATTCAATCTTTCAAGTTCTAATAATTTAAATTCTAAATTCTTATTTTCAGAATTAATATCTTCAACCTTATCTAATATGCTCTTAGCGATATCATCACTAGCAAGAGCCAATCTATTTAATAAGTTATCAATCATTTTCTTATTTTTAGCTAAGTTTTTATTTAAGTTTTTAATCTGAGAATCATACTTATTCATATCAGAAGTATTAAACAAACTCTTATCTAGTTCTATATTGCTTAAAGATTCTAAAACCTTCTTTTCTACAAAATCAGCTCTCAAAAACTTAGAATTACATTCTGATCCATTCTTCTTACCGCTACATCTAAAGTATATGACAGTTGAGCCATCTTTTTTAGTTTTTCCTGGATAAACAAACATTCCAGATCCACATTTACATTTAACCAGGTGAGCTAAGAAAGTTTTATCACTTATTCTTGGCTTAGGATCACTAGCTTTTTCATTTAATTTCTCTTGAACATTTACCCATAACTTAGAATCAATAATTGCTTTATGTTTACTTACAGAAACTAACTGATCTTTGCTTTTAGTTTCTTTCTTACCATCTTTTCTTTGTCTACGATTATATGGTAGATAACCATTACCGTTTATTTCACCATAAACACTGTAGCCTTGTAATTCAAGATATTTAGCTGATACATAATCAGACTCACAATAAACTGGATTTCTTAATATATTTAATATTGTCTTATTAGGAACATTTAAAGCTTTCTGTATTTCATATATAGTGGAACCAGTAGAGTAGAGCTTAAACATTCTTTCTATCATTGGAGCTATAGCTTCATCTAATTCTAGATACTTAGCTTTCTTACCATGCTGCTCAACCTCAATAACTCTATATCCAGTTGGGGGAGTTCCACCAGACCATCTACCCATCCTACCAAGACTCTCCATGGAATCCTTAACTCTTTGCTTTATATTATCTCTTTCAAGAGCTGCCATACCTGCATACTGAAGCATTATCATCTGGCCAATAGTAGTAGTGGTATTAATATTTTCAGAAATACTTATAAATTGAACTCCATGTCTGCTTATCAAACTATAGGTATCCCAGAAGTCTAAAAGATTTCTAGACATACGATCTATCTTATAAACTGCAACAACATCAAATAACTTAGATTTAATCTTATTCATCATTCTTTGAAATGATGGTCTACTGGTATTTCCACCAGAAAAACCTTCATCTTCAAAAATCTCAAAAGAGCACTCCTTACCTTCAAAATACTTCTTACATAACTCAATCTGAGACTCTATAGAAATTGATTGTTCTCTATAAACTGATTTTCTAGAGTAGATTGCTATCCTTAGCATGAAATCACCTCACATACTATATTATTTATTATGATAAAGGGGAATTTATGAAGCTTTATTTAAACATCTTTAAAACTCCAAAATTAGGATCAAAATAAACAATATAATTATCTTTTTTCAAAAAAAGGCCATATTTATTTCTATAATATTCAATGGCATCTCTTAAGAACTTTTCAGTCACATCTAAGTGATTCGCCATCTCATAGAAATTTCTACAGCCTTTATTAAAAGCATTTATAATATCAATAATGCCAATAAGTTTTTCATAAGCCCAGTTACGAGCAACTTTCTCTTGTTTCTTATTTTCAATCTTAGACTGATCTGTAATATCTCCATAAGTATAAATATGATGGCCTAGCTCTTCTGCAAGAACACTAAGCTTTTGACTTTCAGTTAAATTACTATTTATCAAAACCTTAGAGTCAGAGTAGTAACCACATTCTTCATCATCACCAAAGTCAATTTCCTTAACATTTACACCTAAAGACTCAGCCTTAACCAAAAATTCTTCATACTTTGTCATGTAATCTCCTCCTTGCGATTACTTTTCCTCATCCATTTGCTTAAATATTTCCTTAGCTTTTTCTATTCTTTCTTTAGCCTTATCTGGATCAAGTCCATCATCATGAGCAGCAAAAGTAATATGTTCTCCTGTACATCTACTATACTCAACACTTAATACAGTATTAACTGTATGCTGTCCTTTTGAATCTAACTTTCTATATTTAGATATTAGGTTGTTTTCATCTTCAGTGATATCAGCTATTGAATTATCATTGCTTAATTCATCTTTTTCCCTAAATACATCAACAGAACAATCAAGAGCATTCGCTATAGCAAATATAGTTTCATATGCTGGGTTTTTAGTCTGACCATTTAAAATTTTATTTAGTGTTCCTATTGGTACACCTGACTTTTCTGATAACTGTTTCGAAGTCATTCCTTTTTTCTTTTTAATTTCATTAATTAGTTCTAAGCCCATATAAATTATCACCTCGCTATTAATATATCCCTTATATTACCTGCAGTCAATATCATTTTGACCAAATACGGTAAATTTTTTCCCAAAAAGGCATTGACATTAACCGTATTTGGTATTATTATAAAATCAAGATAACCGAATACGGTTAATTGGGAGGTGAGGAAATGTTTCCTAACTTAAAAGCAGAGATGGCTAGGAGAAACATTAGTATAAAGGAAATCTCTAATGTTCTTGGAGTAAGTGAAAAAACTGTTAGAAACTATCTTAATGGTAGAAGTAAAATCTCATGGTTTGATGTTATCAAAATTCAAAATTCTTTTTTCCCCGAGCTTAAAGTAGGTTACTTATTTGATATCAATTTAAAAGATCATTCATTCAATAATTAGTTGTTAAGGAGAGTAATGATATGGAAGAGGATAAAAAAATGACTGCTCAAGAAGTTCTAACTCTCAAGCAGTTGATAGAAATAAATAACACAATTAAATCTATTCAAACATGTATAACCATTTATGGGTGTAGCTTAATAATGTTAATTACTATATTAACCGTCGTTATTTTGAATTAATTTTTGTAATCAAAAGGGGAGTGAAGAGGTGGAAAACTATCTAAAACTAGAGCCTATATACGCTGAACTTAATAGAGTTACTAATGAAAAAGCAGAGGAATTAATTAAAGAACTAAAGATAACTTGTAATACTTATAAAGATTTGTACAGTAAATTAGACTTATTTGATAAACAAATCAGATTTACTCGTGATAGTAATAAGTTTGTTAATGCAGCACTAATAGCTGAATCAAAAAGGCTTTTAGATAAAGAAGTGAACGATTTGCCATTAAGTAAGGCTTTTGTAGAAAATAGCAATGAAATAGTAAACAATAAATCAAGTATTGATAGAGAAGTAAAAAAAGCTTTGTCTGTTGCATCGGAAAAAGGAATTTTAATTGAAATAGATCCAGAATCATATTTAGGAATTGAGATTATGAAGCAAAGTAAATCAATTATTAATCAAAATTCTGAAGTTAGAGATTTAAAAAGAGAAATCAAAGAATTAAAGAAAATTATGGTTGAAAAAATAAGTAACAGAAATCTTTAAATTTCATATAATATATCAGCACTACAAGGGGGATCACTATGAAATACGAGGAAATAGAAGTTGAGATAGTGGGAGACTTGAGTAAAGTCAGTACTATTTGGACTCAAATGTTAATTGATGTTTATTTCAAGTATCCAGAACTATTTAACAAAGATAAAAAAATAGAAGAGAAGCATAAGGATAACTAGGCTGAATAGCCTTGTCCCAAAACTTAACATAATAATGTATTTGTAAATATAGGAGTTAATTATGGATAGAAATAAAAAGATTGAACAGCTAAAGAAAGAGTTAGACAAGCATCTTATTAATCATTCAACATTAGATCCTAAGAGTTTAAAGCTAAGTGAAGAACTAGATCAGTTAATAGCAATAGAGCAGAGGGAAAGAGCTGAATGGATGCAGTAGCTAAAAGTGATTGGATGCTTATTAATGACAACAAATGTCTTATATGCTGCAAAGAAGGTCCAGCAGTTAATTCATGGGTTCATTGTCCAAGATGTGAAGGAGTTGTTTGTATGTCTCACTGTATGAAGTGTAGATACTTAGATGATAGGACAAGCCTCATCTTTTGCAGATATAGAAAAAAAGAATATTTAAATACATGAAAAAACACATTACTTTTACTTGGCGGTAGCGTAATGTGTTTTCTTTAAAAGAAATCAAGTGCAAATCTATATGAATATTTTACCATATAGTTGGCACTAAAACAATAAAAACTTGCTACATTATAAGGCTTTAGTGGCCTTGTAATAGGTATTATCTTTTCAACTAAGGAGTTATAAAAAGAGAAGAGATTAAAAGGTAGGAGGGGTAGAAGTGCCATATAGAGAGAAAAGAGTTTATACAGGAGAAGGGGGTAAATATTTAGAGGTAGATTATTATCCAATAAGTTTACAAGAGAGAAATAAGAAGAGGAAACAGAAAATTAAGGAGTCTTTACCTAAGCAGAAAAATCTTAATGATAAAAATGTTAGAAGAAACTTAACCAGACTTTTAAATAATAACTTTACTGATAGAGACTTAGTATTACATCTCACATATAAGGATGGATATTTACCCAAGAGTGAAAAGGAAGCCAGGAGAGATGTAACAAACTTTTTAAGAAGAGTTAAACATTATAGAAAGAAACAAGGCTTACCAGAATTAAAATATATAGCAGTAATAGAGTACAGAGATCAGGAAGAGGGAAAGAAGCCTATAAGGATTCATCATCATGTAGTACTAAGTGATATGGATAGAGATGTAATAGAAAATCTATGGGGAAAAGGCAGAGCTAATGCAGACAGACTTAAAGCAGATGAGTTTGGGTATGAAGCTTTAGGTAAATACATTACTAAAGATCCTAAAGGTTCAAAAAGATGGACTCAATCCAAGAACCTAAAAACCCCTACAGTAAAAGTTAATGATTTCAGATTCAGCAAAAGAAAGATAGAAGAAATGTCTAAATATCCAGATGATAAATTCCTATTTGAAAAACTTTATCCTGGATACATATTTACTAAATGTGATGTACAAGTAAATGACATAGTAGGCGGTACCTATATGTATTTAAAAATGAGGAAATTAGAATGAGGGAGGCGCCATCATGTTTGAAATAAAAGTTGAAAAAATAAAAGGATTCAATACCTTAAAAGTTAGCCAGGACATGTTCCGTAGATTTCTAAATAATTTTCTAGACTCCTGGGAGAAAGACACTAGAGAAACAATAATTCCTTTAAAGATTTCAAAAGTCAAATCAAAAGACTATTTGAGATTTGATTACATGATCCTAGGTAAAAAAGAGTGGCTTCATGTAGTTGGTTCTAATATCTGGTACTAGGAGGAGGTAAACATGAGTCTAGCAGATTTTATGAAATATGTTAATGATAGAGCTGAAAAGAAGAAGAAATTAAAAGAAAAAGGTGAAAAAGAAGCTAGAGACTACTCAATAGAAAATAGCTTGAGAATAAATAGAAGGCTTAGTACAGAGAGAAGAAGAAGGAATTATAAATGGTGAGATGATTTATTCCTGGGATAAGAGGGGGTGAGGTAATTTTTTTAATGTTCTTTGAAAATTAAATAATGCGGTATTAAAATCGAGATATTAATTTCAAAATCCCTTTAGGATATTGGTAATTAATGATAATATGGTACTACATACTTATTATTACAAAATGTCGGAGGGGGACTATGGAGAAAAAAAGAAATTCAAGAGTTGGCATTATATCTTTTGTATTTGCAGTTTTACCTATATTGTATATGATAATACAAACTTTTATAGATGTATACTTTCCTAATCAAATGCAATTTGGTAAATTAGCAGCTCTCACACTTATAACTATTAACATTATGTTTGCATCATTTCTTACAAGTTTTATATTAGGAATAATAGCTGTTAGAAAAAAAGAATGTAAAAGAGTCTTGCCAATAATCGCACTAGTACTAAGTAGTTTATTTTTATTGATTATGACTATATCTGCTATAGGAATTTTACTTCAAATTTTAAATATGTAATTTACTAATACCGTAATATTCAGAAATGAGTTTTACGGTATTTTTATTTTTAATACGTATTCTACAAAACCCGTTATAACCCGCATAAACACTATATATTCTTAAGAATATTAGAATATATCTTTTTAAAAATATTTAAATATAGGAATATATATTCTTTCAAAATTTAAATGATGAGAAGAGATTATGACCGTTAAAGAGTTAAAAAGTATAATAGAAAGTTTAGATGGAGATACAGAAGTAATATTAAAAGAAGGTGATAACTTCTATGATACATTTCATGTATTAGTTGAGATTGATGGAGTACAGTATCTTACATTGACAAAAGAAGTTGGTTCAAATGAAGAAGCCATAGCTCTAGAAACTTTAGAGATATTTAATGAGAAGAATATAAACTACTCATTAGATCCAACGACTGGAGAAATAAATTATCCTAGTGTTGAGGATAAGGAGAGAGGGGAGAAGGTTATTAGGGAAGTTGAGATAGATTATTGTTAGTTTGAAATTATAATGAAATAAATAGTTCTTTGAAAAATGAATAATACGGTGTTAAATAATGATTAATATATAGAATTATATAAATGAAAAAATTCCATTTATATGATATAATTTCTATTATATTGAATTTGAATCGTAGCCAAATATTTTTGAAATACTTGTTCGGAAGTACTTTAGTTTTTGGTGAAATTATATCTGTTAATTATAATTAACTATTTTGGAAGGTGATATATTGGACAAGTGCATATATTTATACAAGCAAGGCTCTAATTTGACATACGATAGTGCTGAACATATTATACCAGCTGGACTAGGTGGCATAAAAAAATTACCAAAAGGATATGTGTCTGACCAAGCGAATAATCTTTTTTCAAAATTTGAAGCGAAAGCAATTAGATACTCCCTTTTAACTGGCAATAGGTTGCGACATGGCCCAGGAAAGCGAGGGAATCAAAAAGTTCAAAAGGAAAAAACGCCAGCAATTATATTATTGAAAGGAGAAAATATTATTGGTTTAAATCTAGGTTATATATTTATGGGTTTAGCATACATAATACCTCAAATTTCATGTGAATTTAATTGTCTTTCTGGAGAGTTAAAAATTGATTTCACTGGAGATCATTTAGAAAATAATGACTTCTCTGAGTACTTGGTTACCTTTAAAACTAAATTAGTTGATTTTCTATTAAACAAAGAAAGAACTTTTACTTTCATTGAAAATGACGAAAAATCTATTAAGTCATTTTACATAGGTCTACATAAAAACAAGTGGTATATCTCATCTAGTGATCCTTCTTTTAGACTGGATAATTACATCAATATTATTATGAATTATTTTATTAAGAATTCAATAAATCCTCTTGGGAAAATGAATATTAATTTAATTAATAATACGAGCAAGTCAGCATTTAAGTATACATACCCAATTGATATTACAGATATGGGTTTTTTCTACTTGTTCTTAAAAATTGCGTTTAATTCCTTGGCGTACTTGTTAGGACAAGAAATGGCTTTATCTAGCAGTTTTGATGATATAAGGCAGGATATTATTAACTGTGAGAATATAAATAATTATCTTCTCCCTCGTAGTGAATGTAGAGAGTTATTCGATAATTATGTAAAAAATTTAAAAAATAACGAACATTATATCTTTATAGTCTCTAAAGGAACAATGCTATATTCCTATGTTTCATTATATAATGAATGGCATTCGTATATGGCTTTATCAAATAACTATCAAGGAGAACCTATTGTGTCAGGTTTTATTTGTGATTGGAAATCGAAAAATGAATATGTATATACGGAAAACTGCACCTAACAAAAGTTTATGTGTATCTTGGCTTGAAAATATATGTAAGAATTTATCTGATGAAGATTTTAGAATGACGATATCTTGGGAACTAGAAAAGCATGAGAATAGTCAATATCCATTAAAAGATATCCTTAATAAATATTACGTAATTTACACTGAGTAATAAAAAAAGAAAATTATGGAGTGAAATAAATAATATTGAGGTGAAAAACATGGTAGTAATAAAAGGGCGAAGTAATAAAGAAATTGCAAAAGATAGTCAACTATATAAATTACTTAAAGATGAGATAAGTGGTGAAAAAGATTGGGAAAAAGCATGGATGTATTGCAAAAAAATATCAACGTTCACTCATGCACCTGTTTCATTAAAAGAATATGAGCGAATGGAGAAGTTTGCTGACGATGATATTCTTGTTACAACAATAGCTTCTATATTACAAAAGTGGACAGTTCCTAATGAGAATTCAATCCTATCAGGGTTTGATGTCATAGGATATTTCTATTCAATTGCATTATTATCAGTGGCTAAACACAATAGAGAACAGAATATCTATTTACTAAGTAAAATTTGTGATACATTGATAAAAGAAAAAAATCAATATTGCGGAGTATTAGTAAGGAACATAACAAAATTAAAGAAGAAGTACCCAGATCTAATTCATTTAGAAGATAAATTTAGAAATCTTTGATATAAATATGGTTAGCAATAATTGAATCGTAATTTGATGATGCTATTATATATGGGACAACTTAATAAAATAGGAGAGTATTAAAACATGAGTGAAGCACTTGAACAAATAAAAGGTTTTGTAAAAGCATTTGAAGCTATTAATAATGGTAAATATGAAGGTACAGACTATTTAATTGATGAATTTAAATATAATGGGAATCAATTACTTTCTATTAAAAATTACTTAATGAAAATAACTTCTTCTAATTATGAACCTGAGTCTCTTATTTTTGAAGATGTTGGAAATTGGAGAAAAACTTTTGAAATACTTTTTCGATCCTATTTTACTCGAAATATAGAGATATTAGAAAACATATATAAAATTGAATTTATTAAAATGCTTAATAAATATATAGATAATGAGCAAGTAGAAGTTTGGGGATCAGGAATTAATGATGGCTTTAGTTGTATTACTAAATATTTTAAAGAGGTTTCAGGTAGTGACTTATTATTCGTTTTCAAAGAAAAAATACTGATTTTTCATTTTGGAATAAATGATTAATTTATAGTAATTTCATAAAATAAAAAATTGTAAAAATAAATAATATTCTAAAATACCGTATAATTCTGAAATGAATCTACGGTATTTTTTATGCAAAAATGATGGAGGATAGTAATGGATAAAACAAATATTAATATAAATGAAACCATAAAAAATGCAGCAGAAGAGGGGGCTAAGAAAGCAGTTTCTTTATTAAACAAAGAGATTAGAGATAATCGAATTCATAATACTAAGTTACTTATGAAGAATTATAATAAGCTTAAGGATCATATAGATAAAGTTAAATCAGACATAGAGTTTGAAATTGAACAAGCTGAAGATAAAGTATGGCTTACTAGTATAGTCAGAACTAAATTAAGAACTATGCAACTTATAGCTTTTATAGATAATGCTTTAGAATTAGTAAAAGAAGATATGAAGAAAAACTGTGTTGAATATAAGTATAAAGCTTTTGAAATGTATTATCTTGAAGAAAAAAGCAACGAGGAAATAGTAAGTAAAATGAAATGTGGAAAGAATCAACCTAGGATATGGTCAGATGTAATACTTAATGAACTAAGTATTTACTTATGGGGGATAGAAGCATTAGGGATAGAAGCGGGAAAAGATGGAGTTTTCAAAGTGATTAGAATGTACTAAAATGGTATTATGTAGAATTATAACTATTGGTAGTAAGTGGGGACTTATAAACGTGGTTACTGCATTGAAGGCACTCGGAAGGGTGTCTTTTTTAATTCTAATAGATAACTTCTTTAAAAAACTTCCTATTTATGTAATAATGCTAGTATTCCGTTGTTTCTTGGCATACGAGAATGCTTGTTGCATAAGTTTCCTAAATATATAATAGTAATAGTTATTTTAGTTAGGGGGATAAATCATGGATAAGAGGTATCAAGTATTTATAAGCTCAACTTTTGCAGATTTAGAAGATGAAAGAAAAGAGGTCATGGAGGCAATAATTAATCTTAATTGCTTTCCAGCAGGGATGGAAATGTTTCCTGCTGCAGATATTGAGCAATTTGAATATATAAAAACTATAATAGATCAAAGTGATTATTACGTTCTAGTTATTGCCGGTAGATACGGCTCTGTATCAGATGATGGCATTAGTTATACTGAAAAAGAATACGAATATGCTAAAGAGAAAGGAATTCCCGTATTAGCATTTGTAAAAAAGGATATAGATAACTTACTAGTAAAGCAAACGGATAATAACCCTGAATTAAAACAAAAATTATTAGATTTTAGAGAAAAAGCCATGAAAAATAGGTTAGCAAAATATTGGAATGAAAAGATGGAACTCAAATATAATGTACATGACAGTTTATCAAAATCATTTCAGCTAAGTCCTAGAGTTGGATGGGTTAAAGGTGATATTGAGAATAATGAAAAACTACTGCAACAATTAAACCAATCAAGACAAGAATGTGATGACTTAAAAAAAGAACTTACTGCAAGAAAAAAGCTAAATTCAGAAGATGCTAATTTAGAAGAAGTGTTGACACTAATAAAAAACAAATCAACATTTATAAGATATTATGACCACATTGATAATGAAAGAAATGTTAAATTAATGGTAAAAAGTATCTTTATTTTTATTGGACAAATATTAGACCTTAAAAATGGGATTTTAAAATCTAGTTTTTCTGATTATATTGCAACTTTGATAAAAAAACATTATAGTGATGGGCTCTTTTTATCTATATCTACAGATGATACCTATAGAATATTAGTCTTATTTCAAGAGCTTCGCCTAATAGAGAGTTCTAATAACTCAATATACTTAACAACTCAGGGAAAAAAAGTATTATTTAAATTAGTTTTAGAGAACTAGACCTTGATCAGGTTAAGCTTACATAATTAATAAAACGAATTTATAAAATTTAAGATGTTATTAAAAAATTTTGCTTTTAAATTTTTACTATATTTATAAAGAAAGGTTAGATATTTGTGAAATTATTAAAAGATTGGAGAAACAGAGATTGGTGCTGGATAGTGTCAATACTAATCGGAATTATAATTGTTGTATTAACTTGGAGATTAAATGACAATAGTAGTGTTGTTAATATAATTTCCATGTTCGCTAGTGGCGCCTCAATAATATTGGCAGTAGTAGCAATTGTTCAAAGTACTTTATATAATACTAGCTCAAATGAATTAAATTCAAAAATGACAGAAAAACTTTCATTAATAGAAAATACTATGGAGATTGTAAAAGATAATATTTTACGTAACACTAACACAATAATAGATAATTCTCCAATACCTAAGGAGGAAAAAGAGGAATTAAAACGTAGAGTTGAATATTTAAATAATAAGGAGAGCCTTATAAAAATATTTGAATCAAACATAAGTGTTCAAAAAAATAAACTTAAACATACTACCAAATTAGAAGATGAAATAGGTATGCTTATTAATACTTTAGATAAAAGTATTAATAAAAATGTATCATACAGAGTTGATGGGACTAATCAATTTAAACATGGAACCCTCACAACTTATAGTTATAATAAAAACAATAATTTAATAAATATTGTAATTGATAATGATTCTATAATTACTAAAAATATAACTGAAGTTTCATTTAGTAAATATGATGATAGGATAGATATATGGATATATGGAGATAAAACAAACAGATTCAATATAGACTTATAACTTTTTATATAAATAATTCTATTTAATCAAATTTCAATATACTATTGCAAACTACTACTAAATGTTAAAAGGAGTAAATTAATGAAAATAACAGAAATTATACCAATAGGAACTATTTTATTAACTATTCCACTTTTTATAATAACCACAGCTTCTAACTCTATTATTGAATTTATGAAATCAAATTTAAAAAAAGATTTAGCGGTGGAATTATATTAATGTTTATAGTAGGCGTTATAGGAGGTTATATACTAACAAAGGATTTCCCCCTACCTTAACAATACTTTATCTTATCAATTAATAATGTTGATATTTTTAATTTTTAATTTAGTATGTTACACATATTTATTTAAAGTCGTGAAAAAGAAAACCCAAGAAGTTTTATTGGCAAAAAAAAATATAAAAGTAAAATATTTAGCAAAAAATTTATTTTTTTCAAAAATATTAGTATATATTTAATGTTTATATCATGTATATTAAGCTTATGTTACATAACCAACATAATTAATAATATAGATAATATAACAGAAATAATAATGTCTTTATTCTTGATATTTGCTATTCTTTTTGGCTCAGTTATAAATTATATATATATAAATATATATTGGGCATTAAGCAACTTTAAAAAGATAAGTCTATTTAGCGATAAGTTTTTTGAATGTGGTTTAACCAAAGAAGTCAAAATAAATAAAATAAATGGATATTTAATATCAGAAGATGGATTGTACTATTTAATAAAAGTTGATGATGATAATATTTGTAAACATATAAAAAAAGATATGGTTAAGGGAAAGAATACACATTTTTTAGAATCTACTATTAATTATTAATTTAAAATATCTTTTATATATCGATATAAGTGCCTATTAAAGATTCTAAATTTTATTAGCTTAAATATATCATAGAAAGGAATCATCAAATGGACAAAAATTATAATTTTAAATATGAAAAGCTAAAAATACATTTTAATTATTTATTAGCAATTTCTTTAATCTTAATAGCTCTTATTATAATTGCTTCAAGTTATTGGAATGAAGCATTTGTTGGACAGGTTTCTTTTGCTGGTACAATCTCTTCCATTATACTCTCAGTAATTGCGATTATAATTACACTAATAGGAGAGAGTAAATCGGATAATACAAAAGATAAACTACTAAATGTTTCAGATAGCTTAGTAAAAACTGCTGAAATTATAAGTAATTCTAGTAACGAATTAAAAGAAATCTCTAGTATAACATCAAAAATTGAAAAGTTATATGAATATATGGATAAAGTAATTATGAATGTTGAAGAGACAAATATCAGTATAAAAAATTTAGCTCCTACTACTATAAGTTCTAAAATTGATGATGTATTGTTAGATGTTTCCGAGATGTATATAAGAATAAGAGATGGATATAAAAGTAATGCTATTGCATTTAAATTTATTGTTTGTGCATCCTATTGGTTCATCTTAAAAGATTATGATACCGACTTTACCATATTTATAGATAATAAGATTAAAGGAATACATTCATCTAATGAAAATGCATTTGATACTTATATTGGTATACTTTATTCTTTGCTTGTTTGCGATCAAAATAACATAGAATCCTTGAAAAAAGAAGTGAAAAAAGATATAGAATCTTTTTATCCAGAAATAAAAAATGAAATAGATAAACATTTTCAATAAAGTTTTATTATGTATAGTAGAGTTATTTCAAATTTGATACTTTATATATTGATTGTTAAAAAATAATATAATTAAAGGAGAATTTAAAGCTATATATGAATATATATGACAAACCTCTTACGGAATATAAAGATAGTGACTATTCAATAAAATTTGCTAATTATAATACAACTTTATACCATTATACAAGTATAGATGGTGTAATGGGTATCTTAGGCGGTAAAAAGTTTAGAGTCTCAAAGGCTGAATTTTTAAATGATTCTTCAGAAATAATTTATATATTAAATACAATATATAAATCATTAAAAACTATTATTAAAAAAGACGATTCATTAGGAGAAATCATAATAAACTCATTAATAGAAGCTATTGAAGGAAATACTACTCATAATGGTTTAAGGTGGTACAAAAATATTATGGTTGACCATAAATACATACTTTCTTTATCTTTAAATAGAGATTCATTAATGCTATGGTCAAATTACTCTAAGTTTGATGGATATAATCTTGGATTTGATTTTTACAAATTATATAATACTTTTTTGGATGAGAACTCAATAGTAACACACGGAAAAGTATTGTACAAAGAAAAAGATCAAATTAAAGTTATACAAAAAGATTATTTGAACTTATTAAGTATTTATAATCAATATAAAGATAATTTAAATATTAATGAACTTTCTGAATTTCAAAGAGAAGCTTTCATAGCTTTTTATAGTAGAATGAACGTTTATGCATTATTTTTTAAACATGATGGATTTAATTATGAAGAAGAATACAGAGTTGCTATAACGTATAAAAAGAAAGAAGTTTTTTACAGAACAAGTAATGGTTGTATAATACCTTATATAGAAACTCCTATAAATAATTCCACGCTGTTACCATTAACAACTATTACTATTGGTCCTAAAAATAATATAGATATAGCAAAAAGCGGTATCGAACACTATATTAAAAGTATTGGATATAAAGATATAAAAATATCAAAGTCTGAAATACCATTAAGATATTAATGAAAATAATTATTACAAGAATTTAAAAAGTTTTTAACTGTAAAATATAATATACAGAGCTCTATTAAGAGCTCTTTTTTAATATCTAAAATAAAGGATGATAAATAATGAATAATCTTAAATTGTTAAAAATAGAGTTTTTATATTACGAATTAATAAATGAAGTTTCAAGCTTGTCAATAAGTAACCTAAGTTCAATAGTGGTAACTTTTAGTTATAAGAATATAAGCAATGCTAAAATGCAAATTAATACCAATAAAGAATTAACTATAGAAGAAATTAAAGAAAGAATCCTAAGCGAACTAAAAGGATGAATAATTGGATTCTATCTTTACTCCAAAACAATAATATAAAAGCTTTCTATAACTCTTCCTGGTGGTTAAAGAAAAGAGCAGATGTGTTAGAGAGAGATAATAATGAATGTCAGATATGTAAGTCTAAAGGCTTATATAATCAAGCTGATTGTGTTCATCATATTAAACACCTAAAGGATCATCCAGAGTTAGCTTTAGATGAAGACAACCTTTTATCTTTATGTAATGAGTGTCACAATGAAGAACATCCAGAAAAGTTTTTAAAATATAGGAAAAAGAAAAAGCTATTGAATGAGGAAAAATGGTAGTCCCCCCATCAAAAAAAATGAAAAAACTCCTGGTATGGGAAGAACGGGTAGTAAGGGAGGACAAAACAGAAATCTCGCGCGTGTGAGAAAAAATTGAATTTTGATAACAATATTTTACATTGAAAGGAGGGATAAAAAATTATGGCTAGTGCTAAGAAAATCAAGGATTCTCTGATAAGGCAGCTCGAAGAAAAAGGAGCAAATGTAGATCATTTTTTAAGTTTAATTGATGATTATATTTGGTACTGGAATCAAGAAAAAGCTATGCAAAAAGATATAAAAGAGCGTGGTTTTTCATATAACGCTGTATCTGCTTCAGGTAAAGAATATCTTAAAGATAACCCCTCCGTCAAAAATGCTCTGATGTATAACAAACAGAAATTGTCCATATTAAAAGAACTAGGGTTAACAACTTCTAATGTACCAAGTGGTGAAGATGAAGAATTATAATAAACTAATACCTGAGATTCAAAATTATATTGACCTAGTACGTAGTGGAGAATATGAAGTTTGTAAAGAGCAAGTTCAACTTATGGAGTATGTTGAGAAATGTTTTAGAGAAGAGAACTTATTTGTAGATGAAGAGCTGCTGCATAAATATTTGAGTTTACAGAAATACTTTCCCTTTGAGCTTTTTCCATGGGAAGTTTTTTGTTTTACACTTCATAATTGTACTTATTCAAGACCTGGTATCTTAAGATGGCCAGATCTTTTTATTTATGTGGGAAGAGGTTCAGGGAAAAATGGTTATCTTGCATTTGAAGATTTTTGCCTTATATCTGAATATAACAATATTAAAAATTATGATATAGATATATGTGCAAATTCAGAGGACCAGGCTAGAACATCTTTTGATGATGTATACAATGTTTTAGAAGAAAATGAAAAGAAACTGCAGAAACATTTTTATTGGAATAAAGAAGTTATACAAAATCTGAAAACCAAGTCTAAGCTTAGATTTAGAACCAGTAACGCCAAAACTAAAGATGGTGGTAGACCAGGTAAAGTAGACTTTGACGAGTACCATCAATATGAGGATTACAAAACCATACAAGTATTTAGAACTGGTTTAGGTAAAAAGAAAAACCCAAGAACAACTATAACAACAACAGATGGAGATGTAAGAGGTGGGCCATTAGACAGTTTACTTTCTAGAGCTATTAGAATACTAAATGAACAGGGTGGAGATAACGGATTATTAGTCTTTATCTGTAGACTTGATTCTGAAAAAGAAGTTCATAACCCTAAGATGTGGCATAAGTCTAACCCATCTTTACGTTATAATGAGGAACTATTAAGAGAAATAGAAAAAGAATACATTAACTACAAAGAAGATCCTATTAGTAACTCTGCTTTTATGACTAAGAGAATGAATATCCCTCAAGGGAATAAAGATGTAGAAGTAACTAGTTGGGAAAACATACTGGCAACTAATCAAGAGATTCCAGATCTAACAGGCTGCTCATGTGTAGCTGGAATAGACTATATGAAAACAAATGATTTTTTATCAGCTGGATTACTTTTTAAATATAAAAGTAAATACTATTGGCTCTCTCATACATGGATATGTAGAAGTTCAGCTGATTTAGGAAGAATAAAAGCTCCATTAGAAGAATGGGCAACAAAAGAGGGAGGTAATCTACTAACCTTCATTGATGGTCCTGAAATATCTCCAGATGTTCCTGCTTCATGGCTTGCAGAACAGGCTCAAAAATATAACATTACTACACTTGGAATAGATAATTACAGGCATACAATACTTGCTAAGGCTTTAAGAGATTCAGGATTTGATACTGATAAAAAAGGAGCAAATAACATTAAGCTTATAAGACCAAGCCATGAAATGTTAATAGCTCCACTAATAACAAGTGCCTTTGTAAATCATAATATTGTTTGGGGAGATAACCCCTTAATGCGTTGGTATACAAATAATACATGCATGATAACTTCACAAGCTGGAAACATAACCTATGAAAAAATAGAACCTAAGAGTCGTAAGACAGATGGATTCAAAGCTTTTGTTGCTGCTATGTGTGCTGGTGGTGTTGATTTAGAAGATAGTGGAGAAGAAATTGATTTTGATTTTGGAGTATACACATATTGATGTGAGCCTTAGAGATAGGGCTTTTTATTATGCCCTGAAAGGGGTGAGAAATTGGGATTCATAGATTGGATAAAAGAGATATTTGGGAACAAATCAAGAGTATCTCTAAATGAAAAATCAATAGAAAGTCAGCAAGTACAACTTGAAGTTGAATACTTTGCTATAGTCTCAGCTATTAATATGATTGCTGGATCCATAAGCAAATGTGAGTTTAAAACCTTCATGAAAAATAAACCCTTAAGAGAAGATGAATATTATCTATGGAATATTGAACCTAATAAAAATCAAAACTCAAGTCAATTCCTTCAAGAGTTAGTGTCTAAACTGCTTTATTATAATGAGGTCCTGGTAATAGAAGTTAATGGTCAACTTATAATTGCAGATGATTTTAGTCAAAATGAGTACGCTTTATATGAGAATACTTTTACTAATGTCTCAAGAGGTACCATGACCTTTAATCGTACCTTTACCATGAGTGAGGTTCTTTATTTTAAGCTAGGTAGTGATGATATTAGAAAGTTACTCTCCAGGTTAATCAAAGGTTATAATAATCTACTTAACATGGCCATAGCAAAATATAAACGCTCTGGAGGTAGAAAGGGAATTGCTAAAGTTGATAAAGCTCCTTCAGGAGATGGTGATTATCAAAAAAAGATTGATGATCTATTTAATAATAGATTTAAAAGCTACTTTGAAGCAGAAAACTCAGTGCTACATTTACCAAAAGGTGTTGAATATAACGAGCAAAATGGAGAGGGTAACAAGAAATCAACTAGTGAAATTGTAGATATTCAAAATCTTACAAAAGAAGTATTTGAAAGAGTAGCTCAAGCAGTAAAAATACCTCCTGCGCTATTAAGAGGTGACATTGCAGACGTTGATAAAATTACAGATAACTATTTAACCTTTTGCATAGATCCTTTAGCAGACATTATTGAAGAAGAAATTACTAGAAAGAGATATGGTAAGTCAGCCTTTATATCAGGCTCTTATCTAAGCGTTGATACTACTTGTATTAAGCATATTGATTTATTCTCTATCTCAACTGCCTTTGACAAGCTAATAGCTAGTGGAGGTTATAGCATAGATGAATTAAGAATAAAGGCAGGTGATATACCATTGAATACACCATGGAGCAAAAAACATTGGATGACCAAAAACTATGAAGATATAGAAAACTTGAAGGGAGGTGAGAACCTATGAAAAGTAAAAGAATATGGGACTTAAAACAATCAGTAAATGATCCTGGTAATTTAGATATGTATATCTATGGTGATGTACAAGGAGATTATTTCGATTGGTATGAATGGCAGCAAAAAGAAAGTGAAACCTCAGCTAATCATTTTAGAAATGAGCTAAATAAATATCCAGATGTTAAGCAAATAAATATATTCATTAATTCCAATGGAGGCTCTGTCTTTGAAGGAACTGCAATTTATAGTCAACTTAAGAGGCATCCAGCGGAAAAAGTAATCTATATAGATGGTTTTGCCTGCTCTGTAGCTTCTGTAATTGCTATGGCTGGAGATAAAGTTATAATGCCTAAAAACACTATGATGATGATACATAATGCCTGGAACATAGCTGCAGGAAATGCTAAACAATTAAGAAAAGCAGCTGATGATTTAGATGTCATTATGACTGGTAATAGGCAAGCTTATTTAGAAAAGTCAAAAGGTAAAATAACTGAAGAAAAGCTTATAGAATTACTTGATACTGAAACCTGGTTAACTGCAGAACAATGTCTTGAATATGGTTTTGCAGATGAACTACTTAGTAAAGAAGTGGATCTAACTGAAGCTAATCAACTTCTTCAAAAGATGAATACAACATTAGAGCAGCAAATTAGCTATAACAAAGCTTTATCAGCTCAGGCTAAAGACTTTACTCAAAAGATTCATGAACCCCATAAAGATCCTACACCTAAAGAACCACAAGAAAACAAAACTATAAAATTAATGGCGGCATTATTCGCTAATAAGGAGAGATAAAAGTATGAAAAGTTTAGATTTATTAAAACAAAAGAAAGTAGATATAATGAATAGGCTTAACCAAGCTATGAAAGAAGGTAATGAAGAGGCCTTTGCTCAAACATTTACTGAGTTCACTGAATATGTTCAAGAAGTAGTTATGGAAGAGGCTAAAGGGTTAGTTCAAGCAGCTGATACAAATGTTTTAGTAGGAAGAGGTGTAAGACAATTAACTTCTGAAGAAAATAAATACTTCCAAAAAGTAATTGAAGCAATGAGTTCATCAAACCCTAAACAAGCCCTTACAGAAATAGAAATAACAATGCCTAAAACAATTATAGATTCTGTATTTGAAGATTTAACAACAAATCATCCATTATTAGATGCTATTAACTTTCAAAATACAAGTGGTTTAATAGAGTTCTTAGTAAATTCAGATGGAGATCAAATTGCAAGTTGGGGAACTTTAACTAGTGAAATAGTAAAGTAACTAACTAGCGGATTTAAAAAGTTAAACATGGGACTTAACAAACTTTCAGCTTTCTTACCTGTAGCAAAATCAATGCTTGATTTAGGACCTGCATGGTTAGATAGATATGTAAGAGCAATACTTGGAGAATCAGTACAAAATGGATTAGAAGAAGGAATTATAAAGGGCTCTGGTAAGAATATGCCTATAGGTATGAATAGACAAGTTGGTGATGATGTAACAGTAACTGGAGGCGAATATCCTGAAAAGCAAACTGTACCTGTCACACGTTTAGATCCTGTTACCTATGGTGATTTAATTTCTAGTTTGGCCAAGACTCCAAAAGATAAGTCTAGAGTAGTAAGTGAAGTATTAATGCTTGTAAATCCAGTCGATTATCTAAAAAAGGTAATGCCTGCTTCAACAGTAATAAGAACAGACGGCTCATACGCAAGCAATGTATTTCCATTCCCAACAAGAGTAATTCAATCCATTCAAGTACCCGAGGATAGAGCTATCATAGGACTTGGAAGAAGATACTTTATGGGAATAGGAACAGCTAAAAGTGGTAAAATAGAATACTCCGATGAATATAAGTTCCTTGAAGATGAAAGAGTGTATCTAGTTAAACTTTATGGCCATGGTGAGCCACTTGATAACAACGCATTTATTTATGCTGATATAAGTAACTTAGAGCCACTTGTACAAAAGGTTACTGTTGAAGGTGTTGTTATGACAAAAGAAGAGGCTTAATTGAGGTGATATAGATGCCAGAAGAATTATTAGTTGATGTAAAAAACTATTTACACATATCTTGGCAAGATGAAAAAACAGATAAAAACATAACTGGATATATTAAAAGAGGAATGGCACGTCTACAAGAAATTGCAGGTGTGCCATTAGATTTTACTAAAGAAGATCTTCCTAAATCACTATTACTTGATTATTGTCGCTATGCAAATAGCCAAGCCTTAGAAATGTTTGAGAAAAACTTTTTAAGCGAGATCATGAGCCTTCATTTTGATGGCCAAATACAAGCAATGGATGAAAAAGAGGAAACTTCATCATGAAGATAAAACTAGATAATATTGAATTTGTAAGTTTTAGTGATGGTATATGCGACATTTACACCGAAGATGACGAGGAAATAAAAACCTACAAATACAAGAATCTTTGTTTTTCTGATAGAGTACTAGGCTTTAAAAGAGCTTATGCTGCTGCAGCTGCACAGGTGAAAATCAATGCAGTTATTAGAATTCCTAAAGTACCTGGAATAGATAATCATGATACCGTAGAAATAAAGGATAAAGGAAAATACAATATAGAAATGATCCAGGTAATCAATGATACTAATCCACCATCTATAGATCTTACCCTAAGACAATTAGAAATGAGTAGGTGATGTTATGGAAAATATAGAAGTTGATTCATTAGCAGATTTAATAGCTGAATACATGAGTAACTACACACAAGATATTACTGATAATGTGAAAAAGGCAGTAGATGTTGTAGCAAAAGAAACTAATCAAGAAATAAAAAAGCATATTACATTTAAGCAGCCAACAGGAAAATATGTAAAAGCATTTAGAGTTAAAAAGTCTTATGAGGATGGATATAAAAAGGTTAATACCTGGTATGTTGGAAATGGACAACATAGGCTCACACATTTACTTGAGAATGGCCATGCTCTCCATCAAGGTGGAAGGACAGAAGCATATCCTCACATAATATATGGTGAAGAACTTGCAAAAAGGCGTATGGAGGAACTATCAAAGGAGGCTATTAAAGATGCTGGACATTAAAACCTGGTTAGAAACTACAGGAATGAAGGCTACAGAAGTATCATTTAAAAAGCCACCACCATTACCTTATATAATCATTTTAGAAAGTGAAGATGTAAGGGGTGCAGATACTAAAAATCTTATAAAAGATAGAGATATTATTATAGAGCTTTATTCAGATAAGATAGACAAAGAAGTAGAACAAAAGATAGAAAACTTGTTAAATGAAAAATCAATAGAGTATAAAAAAGATCGTGCGTGGATTGATAGTGAGAGATTCTTTCAAACCACGTACGATTTTAATTTATTAGAAAAATTATAGGAGGTAATAGCATGGCAGGAACCGCAGGAGAAAAGATTGTTTTAGGTTCAGGAAAACTTTATACAACTGAATTTACTGGAACAATACCAGAAGATTCGACTATAGAGGCTGATGGAAATTTATTAGGGTTAATTCAAGGTGGAGCTACACTTGAATATAAGCCAACTTTTTATGACACAGAGGATGATTTAGCAATATTCAAAAAGAGTATTTTAACAAAAGAAGAGGTTACTCTTAAAAGCGGAATAATGACTTGGAACGGAAAAACCCTTAAAAAACTATCTTCTACAGCTACAGTAACTGAAGAAAGTGGTAAAAGGACTGTAAAAATCGGAGGTATAGGTAAGCAAGATGGAAAGAAACATCTTCTTAGATTTGTACATGAAGATAAGGTTGATGGAAACATTAGATTAACTATAGTTGGTACCAATCAAGCAGGATTTAGTTTAGCATTCCAAAAGGATAAAGAAACTGTTATAGATGCTGAATATAAAGCCCTTCCACTAGATAACGAAGGGACATTGATAATATATGAAGAAGAGATTCCAACAACACAACAAGGATAATACAGGCGGTAAACAGCCGCCTTTTGTGAAAGGAGAACTACATGTTTGATATAAGCTTAGTAAGTAAAAGATACTTTGAAGTTAAGTTTGAAAATGGCTTATCTTTAAAAGTAGAACCGCCAAAACTTGGAGTAATAAAAAAGATTACTGCTTTATCTAAAACTAGAAATGAAGATGCAATGGACGATTTAGCAGAAGCTGTAAAGATGATATTAAGTAAAAATAAAAATGGATATAAAGTAACTGATGAAATAATTGACGAGATAGACTTTGACCAACTAAATGAGATCTTAACAGCATACTTTGAGTGGCTTGCAAAAACTAAAAATACCCCAAACTAAAGATCCCTTATTATCCAGGAGAAGATGATGATAAGGGACACTATGAAATAAACACTATTGAAGAAAAAATAGTTTGTGATTATACAGGCTATAACTTTGATAGACTTGAAGATTTAACTGTATTTGAGTACTGGTTACTATTAAGAGATGCAGTAATATACAACCATATGAGAACAGAAGAAGGTAGAAATTATTTAGACGATTGTTGGCGTTTAGAACAAACACAGCCAGATAGAAAGTCCTTAAGAGAAAAATGGAGGAAGGAGGAATAGAATGGCCAACAACATTAAAGGAATAACCGTTGAAATAGGTGGTAACACAGCCCCTTTAGAAAAAGCCTTGAAAGATGTAAATAAGACTAGTAGAGATTTACAGAGTGAACTTAGAGAAGTAAATAGACAGCTAAAACTTGATCCAACAAATACTGAATTATTAAATCAAAAACAAAAGTTATTATCTGAAAGCATAACAACTACTAAAGGTAAACTAGACACTTTAAAAGAAGCTGAAAAGCAAGCTCAGATCCAATTTAGCCAAGGTAAAATTGGAGAGGAACAGTACAGATCTTTACAGAGAGAAGTTATTAAAACTGAGGAACAATTAAAGAACTTAGCAAAGCAAGCTGAAAAAAGCAATGTTGCTTTAACTAAAATATCTGAAGGAGCTAAGAAAGTTAGTTCAACTGCAGGTAATATATCAAGAAAAACAGCTCCAGCAACATTAGCTATAGTTGGATTAGGGGCTGCATCTGTTAATATGGGTTCAGATTTTATTGAAAGTACTAATAAAGTTGAAGTTGCATTTAGAGACAATGCAAAACAAGTCCAAGACTGGAGTAAAACAACCCTAGACAGGTTTGGTATTGCTGGAGGTTCTGCCCTTGATATGGCTGCTTTATTTGGTGATATGGGTACTTCAATGGGTTTTAGTACAGATAAAGCTGCAGATATGTCAATGTCGCTTGTAGGACTTGCCGGAGATTTAAGTTCATTCAAAAATATAAGCTTAGATGAATCTCAAACAGCTCTAAAAAGTATATTTACTGGTGAAACTGAATCACTTAAAAATCTTGGTATAGTAATGACTCAGGCGAATTTAGAACAATTTGCACTAACACAAGGAATAACTAAGAAATATCAACAAATGACTGAAGCTGAAAAAGTTGAACTTAGATATGCTTATGTTATGGAGAAAACTAAGAATGCTCAGGGGGACTTTGCAAATACTTCTGATGGAGCAGCTAACAGCATGAGAGTTGCATCTGAAAGTATGAAAGAAGCTGCTTCAAGCATGGGTGTAATGTTAGCTCCAATTATAGCAAAGGCTGCTCAATATGTAGCTAACTTAGCTAAAAACTTTGCTAATCTTGATGATGGAACAAAGAAAATAATTTTAGTTATTTTAGCTTTAGTTGCAGCCATATCACCAGTGGCAGGTCTGATTAGTGGAATAGCCACAATAGTTGGAGTAATTATACCAGTAATAACAACTATAAGTGGAGCTATAGGAATAATGACAGGAGCCACAGTTGCAGCAACTCCAGCTATGACAGCTCTGGCCAGTGTGTTCACCTTTATAACTGGACCTATAGGTATTGCAATAGCAGCTACAACATTATTAGTAGGTGCTTTTATTTATTTGTGGAATAACTGCGAAGCATTTAGAGAGTTTTGGATTAATCTCTGGGAAAAGATAAAGGAAGTCGCCAGGGATGTAGGTAATTATCTAGTCAATTTCTTTACAGTTACTATTCCTGAAGCTTTTAACTCATTTAAAAATATGCTCCCTACCTGGGAAGGAATAAAGACATTCTTTATAGATATCTTCAGCAGCATAACTGATTCTATATCCTTATGGGTAGATAATGTTAAAGCCTTTTGGAATGAGGTTGTAAACTATGTGATAAACAAATTAAACTCATGGAAAAATAGCATAACCAGTGTATTAAATAGTATAAAGAGCATTTTCACAAACATAATTAATAATATTTCTGAGTTCTTAATTAATAGATTTGGAACTACCTTTAAAATTTTAGGTATGGCCATGGATAGTCTTAAAAGTGCATTCGGATATGTATGGGAGGCTATTAAAAACATAGTACTAGCTCCAGTACTTCTATTATGTGATTTAGTTACTGGGAACTTTGATAAGCTAAAACTAGATATAACAAGTATAATGTCAAACATTAAGCTAAATCTTCAATTAGCCTGGATAAATATAAAATCCGCAATAAGAACAATAATAATAGCTTTGCAATTAGAAATACAACTAATTTGGATGCAGATAAGAAATATTTGTGTAAATGTAATGACTTCAATAAAAGACTTCTTTATAGCTAAGTGGACCGAGTTAAAAACTAACTTCTTTGAAATCCTTGCAAATATCAAACTAACTTTTGAAACTGTATGGAATGATATAAAAACAAGTGCAATAAATATAGTCTCAAATTTAAAGGATGGAGTTATAAACGGGGTTCAATACATGAAGGATGGAATAGTCCTTAAAATTACTGAAACTAAAGATTGGCTCATTAATACATGGAACTCAATATTAAATTGGTTCTCAGAACTTCCAGGAAGATTATATACTAGTGGAGTTAATATGTTTAACAGCTTAAAAAATGGGGCGAGTAATGCATTATCTAATATATATGGTGTTGTAGTAGGAGGCTTTAGTAGTGCTATAAACTTTATTACAGGACTACCAAGAGAAGCCTATACATGGGGAGTAGATTTTGTTGATGGGTTAGTGAACGGAATTAAAAACTCTATCTCAAAAGTAGTAGATACAGTAAGTGCTTTAGCTGCTAAAATAAGAAACTATCTTCACTTCTCAGTACCAGATGAGGGACCATTAACTGACTATGAAACCTGGATGCCTGACTTTATGGATGGATTATCTAAGGGAATTGAGAAAAGCAAAAACTTAGTTATTGATTCAATTAAAGGGTTAAGTGGAGATATGAAGGTGGGAATGAATTTAGATCCTGCTTTTGCAACTGCAACTTCATCAAGCAAAGCCGAAAACTATGGCCAAGGAAATACAACAATAAACTTCAACGGAAACTACAGCTTTAATGATAAAAATGACATAGATTACTTCATGAATCAAGCTGCAGTTCTTACAAAGAGAAAGAGAGGGTAGTATGTTAGTTAATAGTATTGATATATCAAACTTTAAAGCAATATTACTCTCAAAAGATATCCAAACAGCTAATATTATTACCTATGATGATTGGCTAAGAAATTCACTTAACCCACTCTTTATAGGTAAGCAAGAGCAGTATAAATCATTAAAAGTAAGACTCTTTATTGAAGATACAAATGATGAAACCGCACTAAATGATATCAGTAATATAGTAAAACAGTTTGAAAAATGTATACTTAAGTTTGATTATTTAAGTCTTTACTATGATTGCCTAATAGTAAGTAAAAATCATGAAAGAATAGCTATAGGTAGATATAACTTAGAAATAGAACTTAAAGGCTATGCTTACAAATCTCAAATAACAGAAATAGCTAATAGAGTATCAACCAAAACCATAAATGTGCCAGGTAATTCAGAAACTCCAGCTATAGTAGAAATAACTCCTAGCATTGCCCTTGTAGATCTAGTAGTAACTGGACTAGGAGAAACTTTCACACTAAAAAATTTAGCAGCAGGACAAAAGATAATAGTAAATGGAGAAGACTGTACAGTACTTCAAGGATCAACTAATAGATTCTCAGATTATGATAGTTGGGATTTTCCTGTACTGTCTCCTGGATCTAATACAATAACTTTTTCAAAGAGTAATTGTGATGTTAGTATAAAATATAAACCTAGATGGATATAAGAAAGGATGGATAAATAATGTTAAAGCTAAACAAAAACATAACTCTAAATGGAGTTGTTGAAATAGACGGAGTACAAGCTGCATATATAGGTGCAACCATTAATACAGATGGAATTAATAATACAAGTGTAACCAAAACAATAACCAATCAAGAGCTTTATGCAAGGAATAAAGCCCAAGTCAGAGCAGATGTTGCAGCATTTGAAGCAGAGCTCTATAAAACAGAAGATGAAGTATTAATTTCAAAAACAGAATCACCAGAAGGAGAGAACTAATAATGAGTGAAAAGACAATATTATCAAATAGAAAAATAGTAGATGATATAAATAATTTAAAGGCTATATCAGACAAGCAATTACCAGTAAAGGTTTCTTATGCTATAGCTAAAAATATAGCTAAGATTGAAGCTGATTTAAAGATTTTCTATAAAGAAAGAGCAAAGTTAATAGATAAATATGTGCAAAAGGAAGAGGATGGAACAATAAAGGTTGATAGTCTAAAGAATTTAGTATTTAAAGATAGTTGTAAAGAAAAATGGGATAAAGAGATTGAAGAATTATTAGAAGCTGAAAATGAAATAGATATCCATAAATTCAATATGGATTTATTAGAAGGCTATAGCATGAAGCCATTAGAACTTATGGTTATTGACTATATGATAGAGGAATAGTCACTCCTATTTTAGAGAGGTGGTGATTTTTTGTTAATATTATACGACTTAAATAAAACTAAAATAGCGGGACTAAAAAACTATAAGGATTTAAGGATAGAAAGAGATCTTTCAGGTGATGAAGTTCTCTTTTTTTCATATCCTCAAATAGACAGTAAACATGATTTTATAAAAGAAGAAACTTATGTTAGAACTAAGAAAAATGAGTATGTGATTAAAGAAGTTAATATAAAAGATGATTGGACAGAGTTTGTAGGAAAAGTTAATGTTGAAGATCTCAAAGGAAAGGTATTAGATAAGTTTGAAGTATTAGAGCAACAATGTGCTGATACTGTTAACTTAGCTTTGATTGGTACTGGATGGAGTATAGGAAGTTGTGATTTAAGTAAAAAAAGGACAGTCAGAAAATCTAATTGTTCTATATATGATGTTCTTCTTGAAATTAAAAAGATTTACCTTTGTGACTTTAAGTTTGATGCTATAAATAAGAAGATCTATATTTATCAGTCAATGGGTTCAGATAAAGGATCATATTTTTCGGACAAATTGAACTTGAAAAAACTAGAGATACAATCAAACTCCTATGACTTTTGCACCAGGATAATACCTATAGGTAAAGATGGACTGAAGATAAACAATATAAACAGTGGCAAAGAGTATGTTGAGAATTATCAGTACTCAAATAAAGTCATAACTGTGTTCTGGGAAGATAATAGATATACAGTGGTTGAAAATCTAAAAGATGATGCTGCAGCAAAGTTAAATGAGTTATCCAAACCTATAAGGGCATACTCAGCAGAGATATTTGACCTGGTTAATTTAAATGATAAATATAAAAATATCCTGAACTATGATCTTGGAGATACTATTACTCTTTTATCTAAAGATAAGAAGGTTAATGAAAAACAAAGGATAGTTAAAATTATTGAATATCCAGACGAACCTGAAAGAAATTCATGTGAGATAGCAAACAGGACTTTGAGTTTTGAGGATATTCAAGCTAATACTTTAGAAGCTGTAGATACTGTTAACTCAGTAACTACAAGTGATGGAATGATTGATAATTCTAAGGTAGACTTTAATCCTTTAAGGCTCGAGGTTATTAATTTAGTAGCACAAAAAGTAAGTGTGGGAGAACTTGAAGCCGCAAAGGCAAGAATAGGTACTTTAGAAACAACCTCTATTACAACAACTGAATTCAATGCTTATAAAGGTGAGATTGATATACTTATAGCTAAAACAGCTACTATAGAGAATTTAGAAGCAGTTAAACTAAAAGCAGAACAAGCTGCAATTGATATAGGAAGTATAAACACTCTCTTAGCAGGAAATATCACTGCTGCAAATATTAAGGCAGGAACCATAACTGCAGGTAGTGGAATAATAGCAAATGAAGCTATAGGAGATGCACAAATAGCAAACTTAAAAGTTAGTAAACTTCTAGCTGGAGATTTATCTACAAGTAAGTTTAAGATTGTTTCGGACAGTGGAAATATGCTTATTTCAGATAATACAATACAAATTAAGGACAGTTCACGAGTAAGAGTTCAGATAGGTAAAGATGCATCTAACGACTATAACATGTATGTGTGGGATAACACAGGAAACTTAATGTTTGATGCAACTGGGCTAAAAGCTTCAGGAATTAAGTCTAAAATTATTCGTGATGATATGGTTTCAGACACCGCTAATATAAGCGGTAATAAAATAGAAAAAGAAAGTTTAGTAAGTCAAATAAATGGAGCAACTACAACCCTTAAGGCATCTAAAATAAAGTTTGATGATATTAACCAGACTTTAGATATTGCTTTTAATTCACTTAAAACAACTATATATGAGACAGGACAAACGGTTAGTTCTCAAGGAACTGCAATAGGTACTCTACAAGGTCAAATTAGCACTAAGATATGGCAAACAGATATAACTACAGCCATAAATAATGTAGTTATTGGAGGAAGGAATTTAGCTCAAAAAACAAGTGATATCTATATAGATGCTATAGGGTTTACAGGAGCTACAAATGATGTAAAGTTTCCTCATACTGTTTTAATTAGAGATTTAAACGTTGGGGATAACGTAACTGTATCATTTACCTTTAAGTACTCCAATTTGACTTACAATAATGCATCAAGGGGAATAAGGATACAAGGGCAAGGAAATATAACAGGATGGGGTAATGGGGCGTTTAATTCTTATGCAATACCAGTAGATTTTAATGCCGGAAGTGGAGAAGTAAATGTATCATATAGAATGATAATTACATCAGAGCATCTTCTAAATTCAATGTGGTATATAAACTTTAGAACAGACTATATAACTGGTGGAACAATATCATTAAAGTCACTTATGATAGAAAAAGGAAATAAAAAGACTACATGGACACGAGCTTTAGAGGATTTAGATACAAAAATAAGTGAGAACTATTCAGCAATAAATCAAACTATAAGTGGAGTAAACACAACAGTTGGAAGTATGCAAACTTCTATTAGTGGACACGAGACAAGAATAGGGACAGCAGAGGGCTCTATAAATACAATGAAAGAGCAGATAGTTTTAAAGGTAGAAAAAACAGATATTTATAATATTGCTGGATTAGTAACAAAAATTGATGATAGAGATGCAAGTTTAATTTATACAGGAACATGGAGTAAAGGAAATGACCCAGCACACTATAATACAACTTACTCTCATAACTCCATAGCCAATACTTCCGTTAAATTAACTTTTGATGGAGTAGGAGTTAGATGGATAACATCAAAGAATACTTTTAGAGGTTATGCAGATGTAAAAATAGACGGTGCTATTGTTGCTACAAACGTAGATACTTACTCAGCAACTACAGTATCAAACTTTGTTGCCTTTGAAAAGCTAGGACTAACCTATGGACAACATACTATAGAAATTATAGTTAAAGGTACTAAAAGAGCCGAAGCAGCAAGTCCAGCGGTTCTAATAGATTATTTTGAAGTATTAAAAGAAGCTCAAACACAAATTGATAGTGCAGTATCTAGTATATCAATACTTAGTAATCAAATATCATCTAAAGTAAGTGCAGCAGATTTCGGTTCTCTAATAGAACAGAATCCTAGCAGTGTAAGAGTTGCAGTAGGTCAAATTGGAGGTACAAATCTACTAAAAGGAACAGACTTCTCTGGTTTAGTCGGAAGTAAAACTCCTCAAGGGTGGTGGTATTGGGGTTCAGCTTCAACATATGGTAATCAAGGTTCTACTGGTTATAACAATGCAGGAACTATATGTATACAAAACTCAACATCAGAATCAGGAGGACTATGGCAATCTAATATACCTTTGAAACCTAATACAAAATATACTTTATCTTTAGCAGTAACAAAAGAGTCAAATGTTAAAGGGGGTCAATTCACATTTGAGTATATGGATATTAGTGGAGCCAATATTAGTAATACAGGAATAACACTTATTTATGATGGAAAAAGGCATTCATATACTTTTACAACTCCTAGCAACTTTGCTAGTGCTAAGGGAGGAATGCAGCATCAAGGAAGTTACAATTCAGGTGGAGGATATCTTATATTTTTAACATATCCAAAGCTTGAAGAAGGAGAGAACTCAACATCATGGAGTCCAAATGCTAATGAACTTAAATCGGGATGTTTTGAAGTTAATGATAGTTACGCTAGATTTACTAATCAAGATGGAAGTTACACAGAATTTACACCAGGAACTACAGGACTTAAATGGCATAAAAATACTGGTGATTCAGCGGGTAAAGATTATCACTATCTAATGGCAACTGGAGTAGCAACTATTTCAGAAAATTTAGATGCAACAATAACTCTTGGAGATGAATTTAAAGGTAAAAGCTTTGAAGTACTTGTATCTGTTAAATCTGCAAAAGCAGCAAGTGGTGCAAGTATTGAACTATTTAGTGTAGCAGCAGGGGGCAAAAATATAGTCGCTGGAACTTTTAGAATTCTAGGTTATATGAGCAGCAACTACAACCCAACTTTAAATAAATATACAAGCTATATAAACGGAACATTTCTACTAAATGATAATACTAACTTAACTTCTTATCCATCTTTTAGAGGATCTATGGAAGTTGCATGGATAGCTATAGCTTAAGGAGATGATAAAATGGCTACAATAGAAGAACATGAAAAGTCAATGACACTGTATTACTCAAAAAGAACTGGTGAAATAACAACTCTCTCAACAGGAATTCAAGATATGAATTTCTTTGGAGATAATAAAGAGGATTATGAAATAATATGGGACTTTATTGTATTAGAAAAAGATAACTATGTATTAGGAAATAAAGATAAGTTTAAAATCATAGATGGTAATGTGAAATTAAAAGAAAGCATTGACTTAAGTAAATACATCTAAAAAAGAAGGTATTTAAGCTACTCTATACCTTCTTTTTGTATCTATATTAATTAGGAGATAATTATAAAACTTTCTATAAGGAAGGTAAAAAACTATTAATTTAAAGATAGTGTTTAGCAATCATAAGAACCTTCTTGATAGAAATAACACTCATGGAAGAATGCTATTTTGATTATTAACGAGTTTTAAAAATTTTGTACTAAAATTTATTGATAAACCAATAAACAAAAGGAATTTCACATTATATGTTGAATAGTTTGTATGGGGTAAGAATTATCAGTAAAATAGGAAGAATTCTATTATGATAATGGAATTGGGAACAAATTAAGTATTTAAGAAGAATTTCAGTAGATGATATTGTATTAACATTAGATAGGGATATAACAATATAAGCTAATATCATAACTACTGAGCAATTTGCTTTAACAATGAAGATTAATGATAATTTGGATAGCATAAATTATGGTAAAGACAATATTGGCATGGGATAAACTTGATGAGTTACAACGGCTTGAATGTAAAGTAATGACTAGAGAACTATTATTGCTTAAATTAAAAGAAAATTACATTGAATCATTAAGTAATCATGTAGAATATAGAAGATAATGTGATTACAGAAAATTTTTATTTTGGGAGGAGATAAAATGTTAAACAATGGGCTACTAAATCCGAAAGATTTTGGAATTGATGAAGATGGTTGTGATGATATTGAAAAAGGCATGGAAGCTTGTGAGAGACTTATGGATAGATGGACACCTGAACTGGAGGCTCAGATGTTAAAAGCCTTTATAAAACTTTATTATGATGATATGTATGAACAATGGGGACCTGATGATGAGGAAGAAAGTAAAGAGTATTGGCAGGAAATTAAGTCGCCAGCAGACCTTATAAAATATACAGGTACAGATGTTAATCTTTATGCTTTGGAAGATGGTGTATATGGTAAAAGTGAAACAGATAATAACAAATACGAATCAAAAAATATTGATGTGTGCGTGATACTGTCACTTAGTTGCCCATGGGATGAAGAACATGGCTGGGCCGCTGTTTTTGTAGACGAAAAATTTGTTAAAGTTGACCGTGATATTGTAGATTGTGTCTATTTGGACTGATTATGATGTCATAACTAAATAAAGAGATAATAAAAAGAAGATGCTCCTTGTGTACAAAGCATCTTCTTTTTAATGAATTTTATTAATGTAGAATATTTTTATTATTATCAAGTTCAAAAAATTTATACATATCAAAAACAAAAAAAGAAGGTATTCAAGCTACTATATACCTTCTTTTTTATATCTATTCAATTAGGAGATAATTACTAAACTTTTCTATAAGGAAGGTAACAAACTATTAAATTAAAAATAGTGTTTAGCAATCATATGAACCTTCCTTATAGAAATAACATTCTTTATGGGGGAATGTTATTTTGATTATTAACAGTATTTAATGAATGTATACATTTATATTTTAATTCCCAAGATTTATGCATTTACGTGAGAACATTTGTTTGCTATATTAGTATTAATTTCTTGAAGTAATATGAGGAGTTGATATTGAGTGAAAGTAATGGTTAAGTTTGTAGACGTAATTGCATGGTTTAATGAAAATGGTACGCCATGCCCTATTAGATTTAGAATTAGTAATGAGAATGAAACAAAACAAGTAATTAATGTTGATAGGGTAATGTTTGTTGAGAAAGAAATACTCGCAGGAAACCCAATGCTAGTTTTTAGATGTCAAAGTTTGATTAATAAAATAGAAAAAGTTTATGAATTAAAATTTGAAATTAACACCTGTAAGTGGATGTTATGGAAGATGTAAAGAGCGTTGTGAAGGCAGTTTTTTTATATTAAAAATATTAAGAGGTGAAATATGGATGAGAGAGATACTATTCAAGAAATTAGAGAGCGCCTAGTGAAAATAGAAATGTTACTAGAGAACATTCCAAAATCAGTTACTTTACAACTAGAAAATCTAGAAGAAAAAATAAAGGTTGCAAATAACTGAATAAAAGATTTAGAAGAAAATAATAAATGGTTATGGAGAGCAGTAGTTGGAGCGGTAATCGCTGGAGCTATTGCTCTTTTATTTAAAAAATAATTTTAAGGAGAGATGTAAAAATGGAATTTACAAAATTTATAACTGAAAATGCTCTAATCTTGGTACCTGCACTTTATGTGTTAGGAATGGTTTTAAAGGGAACTGAAAAAATACCTGATAAATACATTCCAATAGTATTATTACCTATAGGTGTTATTGCATCTATATCTATGTTAGGTTACACAGTTCAGGCAATTGTACAAGGGGTACTTGTAGTTGGTGCAGCTGTTTATACTAATCAGTTAGTTAAGCAAATTAATAAATCAGAGTAAACATGGAGCCTTATGGCTTCTTTTAAATTCATATAATTAAATTTGAAAGGATGATAAAAATGGGATTTGAAATTTTAACACTAGATCAACTATTAGAAAGGCTAAACAAATACAATCATGTGGAGTTACATATACATCATACTTATAAACCATGCAAAGCGGACTTTAATGGTAATAATGGATTAGAGCTTCAACAAAACATGAAGAACTATCACGTAAATGTAAATGGATGGGCTGATATTGGACAACATGTTACTTTATTGCCTGACGGGCTATTTGTTACTGGAAGGGATTTCAATAAAACTCCAGCATCTATATTGGGAAAAAATACAGGAGCTTTTGCGTGTGAAATTCTTGGTAATTTTAATAAGGGATCAGAAGTTTTAGGAGGACAACAAAAAGATAGTATACTAAGACTTGCTAAATATTTTGATGATAAAGGTAAGTATGTAAGATTTCACAGAGAATCTTATTCAACCGATTGCCCAGGAACAGGATTAGATAAAAATGTATTTATGTCAGAAGTAAAATCTATAGGTGGGGCAAAAACTTCAGTAGAAGAAATTCGTTATACCTGGATGAATTATATAGAAGGTGATTTAGTTAAGGATTTACAGAGGGCTTTAAATAGTCTTTATAATACTGGGTTAGCTATTGATGGCTATTTAGGAGATTTAACTATAGAAGCATTTAGAAAAGTTTTAGTTTCTCAAGGGCAAACTAATGAATTAGTTAGAATTATTCAAAAAAGATTAATACAATTAGGATACAAGTTATCTAAGTTTGGAGCAGATGCAGCATATGGTGTAGGTGGAGAAACTTATAAAGCAATTGTTAAATTTCAAGAAGATAGAGGACTAGAAGTTGATTCTTTAATTGGAATTAATACATTAAAAGAACTATTTAAAAATTAGATATAGTTTTCTTAATTGTATTTCAAATTATAGTTTGGTTGTGAATATACGTTAAAACTAGTGTTTTCCATAAGTTTGAATTATAATTAACATGTGGTAATTTAGAAATAATATAGCTTAATGGGGGATAGGT